GCCTTCGGCTGCGCCTTCCTCAATGCTGTTGAGTGTTGCGATAAGCTTACGGTCATAGAACATCTCTCTTTCGTTGCGAAGGAATTCTTCGTCAGATATTGAGAAGATATTTTTAGCAACCCAGCGGCGAGAGAAGTATCCCTCGGTTGCGCCGGAAGCAACATCGAACTTGGTGCGAAGCTGTTCAAGCTGCTGCATCTCTGCAATCTGTGATGGGTTATTAAGGCTTAGGTTAAAACCTACAAGGTCTTCGCCACGGAAGCCAAGCGTATAAAGATGGATGATGCCAATTTTTTCTAGCTCGGAAATGACTGACCTCTGGAGTCTCTGGATTGTTCTTGCGAAACGAATGTCTTTCTGAGCAAGTGTGGTCTTGTCTTCATCAGCGCCTTCTCCACGAGAAAGGTATGATTGTGGAACCTTAAGTCCAGAGAACAACTTGTCACGAAGATATTTAACATCGTCAATGCTTGTCGCATTATTTCCACCGGGTAGAGTTTCAATTCTTGTTGTTGATTCTCCACGAACTGGTAGGAAGTAATCTTCGTCTACGCTCATTGGGTTATAGCGAAGGTCTACTCTGCCTGTAGCTGAATCAACTACTTGGTTACGCTTCATTTGAGTCATAACCTTTTGCATGTATTGCTCAACGTCGTTTGGTGCGATGTTTCCGACATCAATATAGAAAACTCTACGCTCTGGGGCTCTGACGATTCTATAGCTCATCATAGCGTCTTCTACAAGGTTTAGCTGTCTCCAGATTCTTCTTACTGGTTCAAGAACGGAAGAACCATATGGAGCATACTTGTCGTGCCCTAGAACTCTAAAGTGAGCAACCTGCCAGTTCTCAAAAGTTATACCAGCAGTGTTCCACTGATACTGTGTGTAGTTTGGGTTTGTTGGATCTTCACCTTCCATTCTCTCAATCTCTTGAGCGGGAAGTCCAATTGCACTCTTAATGCCAGCTTCTTCATCGATGTCTAGATAAAGAAAAAAGTCTCCGTACTTACACATAGTGCGGGACCATCCAAATAGGTTGAAGTCTACATTTAAGACTTGGTGATAAAGAATAGAAAGAGCAGACTTAATCTCTTCGTTAGAGCAATCAATTGTTAGAAGTGGCTGAATCTTGTTTGAAGTTGTCATCTCATCAGCATAGATGTCCAATGAAGAAGCAATCTCTGGAGTATATTCCATCTGCTCAAAATCCGCATAACGCTCGGCACGGACTTGGTTAGACATGTACTGAGTGTTTAGGTTGTCAAATGGGCTGTAGCTTGCTTTCTGGAACTTCTGTCCAGAGGCGGAAGCAAATCGGCTTCCGTAGTTATCAATATAACCCTTTTTACTGCGCCTTACGTTCTGTTGCCTGTAGTTTACGATAGGTCCAGAGAATAATCTGGTTAGTCTTCTAAACAAGGGCGACTGTGCGTTTTTAGGGTTTTTGTTTTGATCAGCCATTTAGTTTATCCTTTATAAAGCCAAAAAAATTCTTTCATCTGCTCAATTTCTTTTGCGTGTTTTTGGCTACTCGAATTATATCCTACCATACCTTTGATGTTTGTGTTAAGTTCTCTTTTGCTTGATTTCATTGAGTTTAACATAGCCTTACTGTATTCTGCGTCTCTATGTGTGTTTGATAGTGCTGTGTCTCTTACCCAACAGGCTATTGCCATTGACATTACAAGGTCATCATTGTATCCTTGCATAGCTTCTGGTTTACCATTATTCCATACAAAAGTTTTTAGTTCATTGAGTAATCTAGTAGAATTAATATTAAGTAGTTGATTTCTGATGAATTCTTCTAACTTTGATACTATTAGTGGTCTAGTCTTTGCCGAGGTGGTAAAACCTGCGACAGATTTAGATGTATACTGTGCGTTAACAGGATCTAGATATTCGTGAGTTCCCTTAGCAGAGAAATATAAATTTGGATAACCCTTGTCTTGCAATTTGCTCAAAACAGAATATCCAATATTGTTATTCTCGACTACGAGCATACAACTACCGTATTGTTTTCCGGCGTCGTATAGAAAGTCTGCATACATATCTGGCTCAACCTTACCCTGGTATTCTGCCACTTGTGTCATTGTCTCTACATTTAATATATGAAACGCTGAGAAGTCTCGTCCGTCACCTCGGGCAACGTCAGCGACCATCATATAAGATGCTTCCGGTGTGTAGTCCTCCCATATATAAAAGTTTCTATCAAACCCTGCTTTATATTTTGGATCACAAACAATAGACTCCATAGTGGTTAGATTCTCTGGGTGGACAACTGTCTCACCGGACATGTTAAAGTTACACTCTAGCTCTTGAGCGATCTGCCTTTGAGACATATTCTTTGTTTCTTTTTTAAACCATTCAATGTCTCTATCTGGGTGAGCATCCCAGGGGAGTCTAACTGGGTTGAAATCATTATTGCCCTCATCAGCATCTACATATGTTTGATGAAACCAGTTTCCTACACCGTTAGGCGTAGAAAGAGCGATACAGCGACCACCAGTCGATAGGGTAGGATAAAGACCTGTCCACAACTCATCTAAGCCTTGAATGTGTGCTGCCTCATCAAGAACAAGTAAAGACAAGGCTTCTGAACGTCCGGCATCTGCGGAGGTTGAGGTTGCCTTAATTTGAGAACCATTGGATAGTTCGAATGAAGTTCTGTTATCAACCGAGATGGTTGATATCTGCATCCATTTTGGTACGCTCTTTACTAGACTCTTAACTTTCTTTACAAGGTTAGCTGCGGTGCTAAACTTTGTTGCCATTACGATTACGTTCTTATCACGATGAAACAGCATCATCCAAGTGACATATCCAGCGACAACTGTTGAGATGCCAAGCTGCCTGGCTTTCAATATGATATTGAATCTCTCTTCGTTGAACTGGCCTAGAAGATCTGATTGGTAATCGTATGTTCTAAAAGGGATTGTCCCTTCAATTGGGTGAGATATTTTAGCGTAGTTGTTCAAGAAATAAGCCGGGTCTTTGCCTGACTTTACTATCTCTTTTAATATCTCTTGCTTTGTTTTAGGAGAGGCCATCTCGCACTCTTAGCCTTTCCTCAAGATCCCTCTGAGTCTGTTGTTGCCTCTGCAAGGATGCTTGTTGCTTTCACAACGCCAAGTGCTTCAACCATGAGACGACATAGTGTCTCATAACCTACTGTCTCTGCTGCGGACTCAAGAAGTGCCTCAAGCTCGGACTGCTTGCCCTCTTTGAACTTGATTGTCTCTTCTCGGATAATTGTCTTAAGTCTTGATTTTGTAATCTTCATTTTTATGCCTCTAGTTTTTCTTTAAGTAAGTGAAGTCGAAGTGTTCACCTGTGATAGCTAACTTGTCAATTACTTCACTCTGTATGTCTCTTAACATTAGCTCAAGCTTATCGTTCTCGGCTGATAAAGCCTTTACCTTAGCATCTAATGCTTCGTTCTTTGCTTCTAGATTGGCAACCTCTTCAGGGTTCTTTCCAATAAAAGTATAGATAACAACGGACAAGCTGCCGACTAACATACCTACAATTACTTTGAAGATATCGTTATTGGTTTGTGGGATTTCGAAGAAGGCTAGGAATAAAAGCAAACCCATAACTAAAAAGAATACGGTGCCTGCTCCAAGATAACCTCTTAACTCTTTATCTTTAAATACGTTCATAACAATAGTAATTAGTGACCAAATCTTGTTTTGTCGTTATTGTAGTTTTGCAATACTTCGGATGCGGTGAGTCCGGCAGAATAAAGCCTGACTACAGCAACATCTCCAGAAAAGGTATAGGATGAGACACCGTACCCGCCTATGCGAGTGGTGGTTGCGTCCCATAGCTTGCCTGATGTTGATGTTGCGTTACCTCTGCGGAAATAAGTAGAAACTGCGGCTCCATCAATGTAAATTTTATTATCAGTACCATCAACAACAGAAACAAGATGTCTCCATACTCCGTCAGCAAAGTCTGCGTGACCGTTGCGATAATCCATTGTTGGTCCCGAGTTGTGGTTAAACTCAAGAGACTCATCACCTATCTCGCCGGTAATGTGTCCGGTAGAAAACCAATGATTAGTTCCATCTCCAAAGAAAATACGAGCGCCTGTAAGACCATCATTGTCTACACGAATCCAAAATTCAGCAGCACCAGTGGTTATACTAATTGTATCAGTGTTTGTGGCTCGCACTCCATTGGAGTGAAAGTTAAAATGCCCAGGACTGGCTGTATATGTTGGAGAGCCTGAGAGTGTGAAATCATAGTTGTTACTGGTTAAGTCTGACCATGTTGTTCCAGAGCCGCCATATGAAGCGGCATCTCCGGCGTCAAGGTGAAGTTCAAGGTTTCCTGTGACGATGCCACCGCCTCCGCCGCCGCCTCCGCCGCCGGTTGACGAGAAAAAGCCAACAGGTATTGGAAAGGGAGGGCTCATCGGAAGTCTGCCTGTCCAACTACGAGTAGAACCTCAGATCCACCGGATGCATCTGTGCATATTGCGGTAAGAACATCAACAGCATCAGCAGAGGCAGTTAAGATGTGGCCGCCGGCTGCTGGAAACTTAAAGTTTCCTGGGAAGCCTATGGTCCCGTTGCCTGCGGCGTTCTGTGTTATAACCCACATATAAGTTGCACCAGCTTTTAGGTTTGTTGGCACATCAATGGTGAATGGTCCAGTGCCAACAGGTATAGCAACGGTAAAGATGTTTCCAGTTGATGCGTCTGCTGCAAACACACTAGAGTCGTTTGCGACTGCTACGGGGGGGGTGTAGACTTGTTTCT